TTATGCCAGTTTTAGCGTTAGGTGACGTGTTTAACGGTGAGTTTAAAGCATAATCAAACGCTCTAATTGGCATTGGTTGGCCGTCTACATAGTACCCATAGGACTCGTAGACCCTGATGTTCATGCGAACGATACGTTTAATCCGCATCTGGTTCTCACCACTGCCGATATTCGTATTTAACGGCATACCCTTAATTTCTACTGGGAAGTTAAGCCCTACTTCTACATTGGTATAGCCTACTTCTTCTGCTGTTAATGTAATTTGACCAGCATTGACGGTTCTTTCTGTCAGAACAATTCCGTCCGCTACGATCTGAACGGTCAATCCATTCAAGTGGAATAATCCACCAATAGTGGTGTCCGTTGGGCCAGGATTGAATATGGTTGAATCATCCATTAAATGATCGAATGACCAGCGTTCAACGTGATATTCAGTTGTGTTGTGAGCGTCTACTTTTCGTTTAACAATCATATATAACTGATCGTCTACTACCGTGGCATTAGTGATAACTCCAGGCTCAGAAATAGCAGTAGGATACGTTGTAGATGCAGTTTCCCATCGGGTAAACCCGTTAATGTCTTGTGCTCGCAGCGTATTAAGGACTGTAACAGTACCGTCAGTGTTCGTTATGAATAACCAATTAGCATCTTCGCTAGTTGTACCAGACAACATAGCCATATCTGTAGGCTGTTTAATTAATTGAGACGATAGTACCGACCTGTCATGGGCAACATAAGCATCTTCGTTAAACGAATAGACAAAATCGTAAATAGTCTTGCCATTCCTATCCACGAATATGGTAGATCCGTCTACGTCTACGACCTCTACATACGCAGCACCATGATTTGTTTGCGGCGCTATCCCTACACTTGTAGGCGTGACCGGTTTACTGGTGACAGAGAACTCAGCCCCAGACGTGAATATCTGTAGGTTTCTGCCAGGATAAACATCGATGATTTCATTTAACTTACGAGATGAAATAGTAGCAAAGATCCCTTCATCGTCAGCACCGTCGTCAATTTCAAAGTCAAAGAATGACCCAGACTTAGAAAAGAATACTGATGCAGTCTTAGATTTAGTGCCGCCAAGGACTAATCGACCTTCAAAGAAACATGAAGTTTTAGGATAGCCACGAGTAGCAGACCAAACAGGTTCTTTTCTAGGTGACCCGACTTGATTTTGCGCAAATGTAATCGTTTTGCTTGCAGTACCGCTAGTAGCAAATCCAGAAAATAGCTCAAAATCCTTAGTAGACTCACCGCTAATTGTTATTGTGTAGACTGAGCCACCTGAGCTGGCTACATCTACACCAGTCTCTCCAAAATTAGGCATTTCTTGCAGGTTTTTCTGGATGTTGAATATTGTAGAATTCTGTTCAGCACCAGGAGAATTCCCTGCAAAAGTAATATTTTTTGACAATATGCCTTCAACATCTATTTGGAATGTATCCCCAGCAACAAATGACGTTAGTGTCATTACCTGTATTTCATTAACTGGAGTAGGACTCAGATCATCATCAAAGTCATACATAGGTACGTTGGTGAATGGCACTTCATCCAAGAACCAATCTGTATCTGTACCCAAGTTAATCAATCGTTGTGGCGGCACATCTTCTTGGAACAGCAACATCACGCTTTCTGTTTGCGTAGCTCTGACCGTAGACACTTGGCTAGAAGTAAACGGCATCTTAACTGATGCAACGTAATTTCCAGGATTCTTGTAGATGTTAATGTTTCCATCGGTCAAAACTAAAAGATAGTTTTTGTCTGTTTCAACGCTAAAGTCTATTAACTTAGCCTCTGATGGATCAACAATACCGCCAGCTCTCATAACCGGAGCAAACCCTGCTAACGTAACAGTAGCCGAACCTAAATCTGTAGCCCCAATACGAACTAACCGCCAATACCGTGTAGACAATCCTAATTCTGGAAGATAAAACCTGAAGTCTTGCGGGTTTGGCCCAATCAAAGGAACGTTAGCAGCATCTGTCCAATCAGTCCCGTTTTGGGATTTTTGAACTTTAAACTCGGCAGAAGTCCCAGAAGATAAACTAATGCGCCGTATATCGATAAACAATAAAGTTTGTGCTGATACAAAGTCTAACTGAGCGACTACATACGGATCTATTACACCAATAGGGGTTGTTGTTGACGTAGTGGTGGCGTCATTTTTATCTTGTATTATTGACGGAGTGCCGCCATTAGGCATGGTCATGTTGCCAAGAGCACTAACTACTATTTTTTCTGGAGCAACGCCAATAAACTCAGTGCCAGGACGACGCTTGACGCCACCCTGTGGGACTAGAACGACGTTATTAGCTGTCTGCAACCCTTGGTAATACTGATTAATATCAGTACGGCCTCGCATAAATGGAGATAACTCACCACTAACAAAGTTATTTTGAATGAAGCGTGATTTAGCCATTCTAGTTAAAACTTAATAATTGAGATTTGAATTGCATTAGTTGCAGGAGCAAATGCCGTTGCATCGGCAGCATCCATCCAAACATCTACACTAGAGGATGCATAGTTGGCCTGTATATAATCCCCTGCATTTAAGATTAATGCGGCTGAAACTCCAATACTGTGGTAAGAAGCATTTTCCTTAACAGTCTCTCTAGCAGACTTTTGTCCTGTATTATTTCCATTAATTGTTGGAAAAAAATAAAAAGTTTTTGCTACTCCTGAATTGCTTAATAATTGAATATTGCCAGTTATTAAATAAGTGCCAGTTTCCGCAAAATGGATCTTAGTATTATCTAATGGATCTAAACTAATTGCCCCTGCATTTGTGATAGATAGGTTAAAAGGCACTTGATACACAGTGTTAATTTGCGCAGGGACAATATCAACCGTAGATGCAAACGTAGCACTACCAATTCCTGTGGCCGCTACAAAATCTTCCCGCACAACCGTAACCGTCCTAACGCCTATTGCAGTTACTCGGCACATAAACGTAGTGGTATCAGCCCTAACCACAATGAAGTCATTAACGTGTAAAGAAGAAAATGCAGAGTTAAAGTACCCAACACTTAATACAATATCCCAAGTATCATCCGTTTGATATGTCCACCAAGAAGGTGCAGGGATCGTGCCGCCATGCCTTGAGAAATAGTTAAAATCAAAGGCCATTAAAACCTCACGTTAACAAAAGGGTTGCTCGTGATAGGTGTCATTGGATATTGCTGGGAATCTGTGTATCGAGCCATCCTAGAAGCATTTACATACTCAGCAGACATTTCTTGTCGTGATGCCGAACTGTCTCGGATGCTCGTTGCAAAATCTTTAGCCAGCGCATACTCAATCATCTGAGTGAAGTACGGGGGCCATGTTGATTCTGGAGCGTTATAAATATAGTCGCAGTAAAGTGGGCCTGTATTGTTGGCGTACACTTTATCGCCATAAATCTGGTATCTAATTCCTGGATATATCTTAATCAGGAATAATAAATCTGAAGGTAGCTGATAGATTGAGTCCCATTCTTGATCGATTGGAACTTCCGTTGTAAGCGATAGCTGTGCTTTTACTCTAGCAAATCCCCATCTGTGCTTTGTTAGCTCAGACCGGACAATGCTGTCATACAACGTATTAGCAACTTGTTGGGCTCTAGAACCGCCGATTAATGAATTGATTGGAGTATCCCCGATCAAGACTAACGCACCATTAACTACGCCAATTTTAGTTGCCATATTGTTACCTAAAAGAAATGGGGGCCCGAAGACCCCCGATAACTTAGGAATCGCCTAACGCGGTTCCAGATGCCATTGTAATGGTCGTAGAACCATTATTAGCTTTGCAGAACGATACCGTTACAGCAGGGGTTCCATTGGAATCACTTACCATAACTACGTCGTTTACAGCTATTTCACCAATCGCTGGTAGGAAATAGTTAGCTCCGAGTGCGGTGGCAATAGAGTCTTCAGAACTATATTTCCAAACCGTACCTGAGTCACCAGATCCGCCAATACGAGAAAAACCGCTTCTTAAAAATGCCATTAGTAATTCTCCTTATGCAGTTTTGTCATACTGAACTTTAACCAAGCCGCCTTCGTCGCGAACGACAGCGCCAGCTTTCAACATACCATTACTCAACCAAGAGGTACGTTCAGCGATCCAGTTAATTTCAGTTTTCATGTCAATACCAACGGCCAAACCAACAGAAGGACGCTGATAGAACCATGAATCGACGATGTTGGCAGCTTCAGTCAAACCACCTTCAGTCCGAGTTTCAATAATGTTGAATCGAAACCCTACGAGGGTATTGATCTCACCAGAAACTAGAGCCTTGATGTTCTGATAGTCCGAAGACGTTGCCAGTTCATCGTTCAACAAACCACCTAAGCCTTCAGCTTCAATGACTGCGAACAGGTCAGTGTTTGGGACACCTTGGTCACGCAATTCAACTTGGGCTTGGATTACCTTAGCCATAGTTAAGTTTGTAGTGCCAGCAGGTACAGTAGTTGTTAATGGAGTCGAGGCATCCATAGCATCGATAACCAACTGGTCACAACGACGACCCAAAGCACCGGCAATTGTCATTGCCAATTCTTGTTTCTCATCGAAGTTAACATCAGCTTGGTCAAAGATGTCGGTGTACTCAGGCGCATTCCAGTTAGCCAACGTAGCAGTCTTGAACTCATGACTTACGTCCATAGGAGTTACGAGATCTGAAGTTGATTTCTGGTTTGCAAGGCCCTTGCCTTGACGACGGAATTTGTAGGTATCACCTACGACGTTGTTGCGTACAGTTACAGAACCTTTCAACAGGCCCATGCCCTGGTAGGCATGCTTAACCATGCTGTCAAATTCTGTTACCGCAACAGAAGATAATTGTTTTGACATTAGTCTAATCCTCAAAATTTATAATAATCTACACAAGTGTTTCACATGAAACATTTGCTGGTTATGAGGTTTTGACTGAGTGCCCGACAGATCGGTCAGCCTTCAACCCAAATCTGTCAGATCCGCGATGGGAGTCCCTGACAGACATATAATATCATTTTACTTTATAAAAGCAACTAACCGAATACCTGAACATTAGGCTTGTCACCACCAAAAGCAAACATCATTTCTTGAATTTTCTTCTCATGGTTAGAGTCTACTGATCTTAGAAGGTTGCCATTCTCGTCCTTTCGGAACATCTCTTTCTCAATGTCAGGCCAAGTAATTCCACCAGGAACAACATGCCCGTCAATAGGTAGCTTTTGCGGTGCCGTACTCTTAATCAGTGCTTCTACCAGCATAATAGAGTCAGCAGAGTTAACAGCATAACGAACTTGCTCGTAGACCTCAGCGTCCAGATTATTCTTCATAAACTGTTCTACTGTTTTGATACGATCCGTTGCATTGTCACCTAGCTTGGCAATCTCAATTTCAGCAGATACTTCTTCTACAGCCTCAGATTGAGCAGACAATAAATCCCACGCTTTATTAAAGTAGTCTTGAGACATATTAGTCTCAGCAGCAAAGCCCATTAGCTCTTGCATCAACTCATCTTCTTTGTCGATACCTTCGGGCATTGAGTAGCCGTCTTTAGGAGCACCCTTGAACGCACCAAACTTCTTTTCTAGCTCAGTATAGGCAGCGGCTTGATCTGCAACTGACTTGTATCTGTCAGACTTGTACCACTCTGGTGCCTCACCGGTTCCTTTAATCCCGTCAGTTAGGAAATACTCACCCTCAGATAATTCTGGCTGGGCAGCATCTACTAAACTGACTGGTTGTGCTTCTACTGCAACATCGTTTTCTACTGATTGTTCACTCATAGTTATCTCCACGCATATTGAATTACAGCCCGTTTAGGACTGACCGCTTGATGCTTCAAGGGGATTTCGTCAATCCGTCTACCGCCGTTAAGTAAAGATAGATCGTTAATGTCGATCCAATCTAAATGCTTATTTTGTCGGTAACATCTGAACGCTTTAAATTTATGAAGATACTCGAACTTATCAAACCCATACTGTGCCGCAAGCAGATCTAGCCATTCAAATTTAAAGTCTCTGCTCAACAAGTATTGCCGTTCGTCGCAAATTACTTCGACGAATGGGGTTTCTTTCTTTGGTCGTCCTTTCTTTTTAACTTCTTCTACTTCCATTACTTCTGTCATAGCTTCTCCGCTTGCTGGATTTGGTGAACAATAAACCTCATGACTCCGGTCTCCCCGTTATGGTAAGCGGCCTCATAGTTTATATTCTGTGCAGCAAGAGAAGTGTCGTTCTCTAGTAGAAAGCGTTTGCTCAGGTCTTCTAGTACCCTGTTACCGTCGTCAGTTGCAAAGCAACGGTTATAAGCCTTGGCTAGTTCGGCTTGTTTTTCCCTGATTGCGCTTTGTGCTTTCTGTGCTTTCCCCGTATCTATCTCTAAGTCTTCCCAACTCATTGAACGGCCTGTAGTTGTGGTGGTTGTTGAGTAGAACCTTGCATCTCCATCTGTTTAGCTTCCGCTCCAGCTTGGATAATCTGCTGTTTCTCTGCGTCATCACGGACTAATTCAGAACTCATACCTGTTTTCTCTGCTACCCAGGTTCCAAAGTCCTCAATCTTAAATGCCATTTGCACTTGGTCAGGCCCAGCAGTTGCTAGAACAAACTCTACAGCTTGTTGTACCGCTAGAATGTCTTCGGAATCCTGTGCTCGTGCTAATGGTGACGTGAATTTGATCTCTACATCACGGCCATCCAACTCAATAGGCGTGATTAACCCACGACGAATCAAGATAGACACGACTCGCTTGAGGATTGGGATCAATATTTCAGTCTGCAACCGTCCAAATGCTGAACCAATACGCTTGGCTAGTTCTCTGGACTCGATAGCTATCTCTGTTGCAGTCCTAACCGGCCCTGCTGGGTCTCTCAGATCGTTGAACATGGCAAGTTTAATAGCATTTTGCAGTTCTGAGATTTCAAATTGCGCTAGTGCTAGGCTACTTGACGTGTCTAACCGTTGGATCGACGGGTTGTTGGTGTTGTTAGAGCCTACTGGGATAACAATACCTGGCGCTATAACCATATTGTAGGGATTAGTCACCCCGTCATCGGTAGCAGTGTACATACCCGCTAGATCAATAGCCGCCTTCTGCAATACAAACTCTTTGGCCTTGTTCAATGACCGTACATCGGGCAGCGTTTGCATGGCTGGCCCACGACCTCGCACCTCACCAGAGACTTTAGTGTACCGGCCCGTTACCCAAGGCGATGAAACACCAAAATCTTCTGTCCAAGATAGGCGTTCTTCCTGCTTAACCCATACACAACCGTAGTATCGCTTGGTCTTGGGGTCAAAGATGACACCTTCGGACAGTTCAACCTCTGCATTGGGCTGGTTGTCGATCATTTCTTGGATGGTGGGCGATGGCTCGAACCCTTTCCACATCCGTTCTAGCAATCTGGCCTTGACCTTGAACCGTCTCCAGTGGGTCTCAATGTTTCCATACGGGCCTTCTTCAAATGCGATACCTTTCTGTGGCACACAATGGAAGACAATCGGCATATCTTCGTCGTCGGTCTCATCAATCCGTAAGGTAGCAGTCCCAATCAAAAGATCTAGCGCAGCCTCGTAGAATTGAGTCCCGAAGTTAGACCGGTTGATATAATCAAAGACAATAACGGCCTGTTCTTCTAGGTTCTCCCTGATCTGACGCTCGCTGACGTTGAAGTCGCCTGACTCTAGCAGCTTGAGAACTTCATTCGACGGGTTAAACGTGGCCCACCTAGCCCAGATCGGTGCAATGTTCTCTTGTAGTTTACTGGCCCCTTGTTGGATAGACGTTAGAGAAGTGGAATCAAAGATGCGCTCCATCTTCTTCTGGCCTTTATCCTGATTGTCGAACAGGTTCCGTTGGGGAAGGAAGTATTCGTACACGTCCGACAGTTGGTCGTGCCATAAATACTCAGCATCAAAAGCCCTAGCCTCTCGGGTCTTGAGATCCTGCATAGATCCTAGATTGGGTGGAAGTTTCATTTTATCTGCCCATTGTCGAAGTCATTAATCCAGCTTTAATCGCAGCAGCAGCACCGCCAGCACCACGACCACGACCAGAACCAGCTAAACCGCCTAGCATTGATCTACCAGCACCAGCAGCAGCACCCCTAGATCCCCTGCCACCCATAGCGGCCTCAGACCTAGAACGTGGAGCACCACCCAATAAAGATGAAGAGCCTAGCTTGCCTCGTGCTAAAGCCTTGAACCTTTCTTCCTGCTCTCCAATCTCCTCATCGAGTGCCTTTTTCTGCCTGATGTCTATTGCTACTTCTTGAGCCGTTGGTTTTGGTGCCTTTGGTTTCTTCATTTTGTTTTCTCCAGATACTTGTACAACTGGTATGGTGTCCAGATGAACGGTCGGTTGATGCCTAGAATCTGTTTAACGTGTCCTACGCATGTATTTAGCATGAATAATGATTGCCTCGCGGTCTTACGATCGATTTTGACAATGATAACCTCATCGATTTTATCCATTTGTCGATCGATAGTAAACAGGTCTACATAGTGCATTGACTT